TTTGATATATACTAAATCCTCTTTTTGTGTTCTATTTGGTAAATTATTTGGATCATATACAGATGTTCTATTTACATCACCTCTACTATTTAATACATCTCTAGTAAATACTAAATCTTCTTTATGTGTTCTATTTGGTAAATTATTTGGATCATATACAGATGTTCTGTTTACATCACCTCTACTATTTAATACATCTTTATTAAAAATCAAATCTTCTTTTTGAGTTCTGTTTGGGATATCATTTGGATTATAATATTGTGTATTATTAATTTCTGATTTTGTATTAAGAGAATTTTGATTAAATAATAAATCTTCTCTTTGTGTTCTATTTGGTATATCATTTGGATTATAAAACTGAGTATTATTAATTTCTGATCTTGTATTAAGAGAGTTTTGATTAAATAATAAATCTTCTCTTTGTGTTCTATTAGGTATATCATTTGGATCATAAAATTGAGTGTTATTAATTTCTGATTTTGCATATCCTGATTGTTCATTAAATGATGTAGTTTGTTTCTTAGTAGTTTTTAAAATATCTTTTGGATCATAAGTTTTAGTACTATCAATATCATTTCTAGCATGTCCTGATTGTTGATTCATAACTGTTGTTTCTTTAATAGTTTTCTTTGCTAAATCATGTGGATCAAATTTAACAACTCCTAATGAATATTTATTTGGAGGATTTAAATTTAATGTACTTGTATCATCCCTTTGATTTTTTGTTAACATATAAGAATCTAAATTTGATTTAACTTTATCTATTATAGATTTGAAATTTGTAAAATCAATTATATGACTCTCCTTTTTATTTGACTCCCTCACTTTAGAATTATTCTTTTTAGATACACTTTCATTTTGATATTTGGCACTACCAATTACCATCTGACTAGTTTTTCTACCAGTATCTTTTAAAATTATATTGTCCCTACTTTTCTCTTTCTTATACTCACCTCCCATCTTTTGTAAGTCATCTACCTTTAACTCTCTCGTCTTCTCTGGTCTTCTCTTATATACCTTTCCTATAGTACTACCCTTAGATCCCTTCTGTCCTGATTTCATTACACCTTCAAATGTTATTTTTGGATTATCATCTGATCTTAATTCATCAATTGTTTTTGGCATTGGTCTATATTCTTCAAATGAACCACCATCTGGTCTAGAAGTTTGTGATGGATCTAAATTTAAACCTGGACCAATTTGTTGTTGTTCAAAAGGTAAAACATTTCTTTTTTGTGTACTAGGTAAATAGTATCCTTGTAAGAGTTCAATATTATTTTGTGATCCATTAACTAAATTAACATCTTTTTCTAGAGGAGTAAAATTCTCTTGAAGAGATTCTTTTTTAGGAGTAAAATTTTTAGAAGAACCAGAAAATAATTCCATTCTATGAGCAAATGTTTGTTCATTATAATCATTAATTACTTGTTTTTTAGAAAAATGTGGTACCATATTATTATTATCTAATTCTTCTTCATTCATGATACCATAATTCATATTATCATTCAAATAAGAATAACCATTTCCCACTGCTAAATCTCTTTCTATACTAACTTTATTATCTTTTTCTATTGAATTATGAGATTTATTAAATGATACTGGATTAGAATCATTATCAAAAGTTAAAGGTCTAAATTGATTTTCAAAAGATAAATTATTATTAAAAGATTCTAACATCTCTGAATCTTTTAACATTTTTTTGTTACTTTCATAAAATTTTGAATTCATATCCTTATAACTTAATGATATATTATTTACAGATTTAATATTATTATTTATTATATTACTCCTTACCGGATCTTTACTACTCTCTACTAATTTACTTAATTCATTCTCTTTTTTTTTTATTAATTCTTCCTCACTATTATTATACATTAAATTCACTTTATGATCTTCTATTTCATCTGAATCTTCATTTTTACTACTAATTTTATTTCCTAAATACATTAAACCACCTAATAACGCTAATTCCATTATATAATCTATATATAATTATATAATAAATTATACTCTTAACTTTTTACTATATTCATCCTTTGCTTCTAATCTTGTCATTTTTCCTGCTCTTGAATTTTCTTCTTGATTTACTAAACTAGTTTTATTATGACCATAAAAAACTCTTGCTACTGGATCGATAATTGGAAACTCTACTTGCAACTTTAATGTTGATAAACCTTTGTACTCATCCATTGGAGTATCTAATCTACTATTAATTGGATTTAAAAAATTGTTACATAATGCACTAGTCTTTAAATCACCCATTAATTTTTTATTCTTCTCATCTAATGTATTTCCACTGGTACATCTAGATGCTTTTTGATCTCTTAAAGATAAAACTGATTCTAAATCAGTTCTAGCAGCTAAATCTTCACTTTGTTTAACTTCAGAAGAAATACCGTTTCTATTATTTCTAGGTCCTAGAGTTGAAAAACAAGAGTTATCATTATTAGTTTGTCCGTAATAAAGTTTATAATCTCCTGGTTTTGTACTTTGATTTGTTTCTTGATCTAAAAAACACTTATCATAACTTAATCTTGAGAAATGTCCTGACATTATAATAATATTAAGATAAAAATATTATTATTAATTACAATTCTATATATTTAATATCCACATGACTTTGGCATTTTCATATTTGTTGGTACAATATCTCTCTCACAAATAAAAGGATTTGCTGTAATTCCTGGATTACATCTTTTTTCTGTAGATGCATCACAAATTGTATGTTTATCATGAACACAATTAGATCCTTTTACTAAATATAAAAGTTCACTCTCAATATCGGTTCTTAAACCAATAGTATTCCATTTATTAGAAATTGTTGAATTTGTGTTTTTATCACAATATTCAGAACTCAATTGATTCTCAAATACTCCTGAATATAATTTATATTCACACGGAGAAACACTTTCTTTTAGTTTTAATTGACCTTGACAATTATCATATAATTTTCTATTATAACTTCCAGACATATATATATATATAAATTATTTTTTTATAAAACTATATATTAATTTTTTTCTAAATTTCTTGTATCAATTCCTCCTCTTGGAAATGGTAATACCACATTATCCTCATCACTAAAATTTATCATTAAATTATTAAATTTTAAATCTTTCAAATCATGTGATCTAGCTGTCTTTTTCTCGTCTCTACTATTTTTCCCATATCTTAAATCTTGACTTATATTTACATCACCAAATCCTCTTCCATTTCCTTTATACCCATTGTTTACATAATCTCCATGATTTAGTGTTTCTCTCACTTTTTCACTTTTTAAACTAAAATTTCTATAATCTTTTCCCTTGTTATCTTTATCAATGTCTAACTTTGTTATTTGTTTCATTTTATTCGTACTCTCTGAATTTCTTAACTTGGTATTTATCTCTATATCACTGTTCTGAAAATTATTACTCCCTTGCGGTAATTTCCCCCTTACATTTATAATATCTTTCAAATCTAACTCCCTATCAAAACTATTACTATTAAATTTTAACTTTTCCAACATATAATATTATTAGATAAAAAAAAATAATATTTTTATATATAAATATGAGTTTTTTTTTGGGAAAACAAGGTCCACCTGGACCTCCTGGATTATCAGGTCCACCTGGACCTCCTGGACCTCCCTCGACCTCGTCAGGACCACGTGGACCTACCGGACCACAAGGACCACCTGGCTTGCAAGGACCTATGGGACCACAAGGTCCTCCTGGTAATATTGATGATATATTTGCTGGAGATAGAGCTGAAAATGCCTTTGAAACTATAAAAGATAGATTATATCCAAAATTATTTTATACCTCCGCAGGTGAAATTGGTCTGAATAATAATTATCCTGAATCACATTTACATATTACATCCAATGTTGATCAAAAAAATGGTTTGATCTTTAATCGAACTAATAAAAATTCTAAATTTAAAATTTCTATTGATGAAGATGATCAAGTTAAACTTGATATAGGAAGCTCTGTTATTGGATCAGATAATATAAAAAATAATCTGAATAATCTTACCATTAATAATGATCTTACTATATCTAATGAAAATAATGATAAAAATACTGTTATCAACTCTAATAATAACGAAATTTTTGGTAATACTAACTTTAATAATGATGTATCTATTAATGGTAATACTAACTTTAATAATGATGTTTCAATTAATGGTAATACTAACTTAAATAATGATGTCTCTATAAATGGTAACTTTAAAAATAAAAATATTGATAATAATAAAATTATTACTGATATGTTCCTTCAAAATAAAAGATTATATTATAGAGCTTCTGATGATACTAATCATTATACTTCTTTTAGTTCTGATGTTGACGGACCAGTTATTATGGGTAATAAAGGATCTAAATTATCTTCACAAATGTTCGGTGATCATGCTACCTTTTATAACGATAATATTAATTTACTTAAAACTACATATCTAAATAATAATCCAATCTACTTTAGAAATACTGGCGATAAAAATCACGGAATTGGACTTGATTCTTCTATTGATGGACCTAAAATGATGGGATATAAAGGTGTAAAACTTAGTACAAAAAAAGATGGTGATTACTTAGTTTTAAAAGATAATAAAATTGATGCTAAAAAAGATTTACACGTTCCTAAAACTGTACCCTCAACAGCTGGACAATTAATTCATATGGAAGTTTGGACATTTAATGATGTTGAGCGGTTTAGACATGGTACTAATGCATCTAGTTATAATGCTTTTGATAGCAGAATATTAAGAAAAGGTTATCAACCTAGATCTAATAAATCTAAAATTTTTGTTGAAATTTCATCATATTATGATGCTTCTGGATCAGGAAATGATAAATGGGAATCAGAAATTCATGTTTCTGAAGGTAGAGATCAATATACATCAGGTAAAGGTGGATCACGAATTTCTATAAGAAAATTTAGATTTCAAGAAGCGAACGGAGGTGGTGGTGGAGCAAGAATTGCCCCATTCTATCAAACTGGTATTTTTACTAATTCTAATACTAAAGTAAAATATTTCCACTTTAATGTAAAACGAGAAAGCGCAGATGACAAATTTCATTTAGGAAGAGGTAATTATGATAATGTAGAAGGTACATTAAAAATAACTGAATATTCAAGATAATTCGTTAAAAATAAAATAATTTAAAATTATAATAACTATGAATAATGATGTCTTATTTTACAGTAACAAATGTAAATACTCAAAACAATTAATTGAATTATTATCAGATAACGACCTAATTGAAAGTTATAACTTAATTTGTATTGATAATAATACTGAAAAATATCCATATATTCAAAGAGTACCTACATTACTTGTTGATGATGTAAAAAAACCTTTAGTCGGTGTTAACGCATTTAACTGGATTAACGCTAAAACTAACTTTAATAAAAATACTAATAATATTAATTTAAATCCTAATAAAAATTTAGATAAAAAAAATAACCCTTTATTATTTGACCAAAATAATAAATTTAATAATAAAAAAGATTATACATTTATTAATGATAATGATTCATATAATATTGACAAATATTATGATAATAAAATATTCACACTACCAGATAGTGAAAAAATTAATTATAATGTACAAAAACAAAAATTAAATAATCTAATGTTACAAAGAACTAAACAAGATACAAATATTTTTAGTGATACTAATACACAAATGTCCTCAAATAATGATTACACTATATCAAAATTTAATCAAATTAATAAAAAAATGAACGAAATTAACTTTTCTGTACCCTTACAAAATGATTTCAAAACTACCACTAATGCACAATTTTTAGGAAAACAAACCTCTAAAGTTGTTATCGATAAAAAGAATTTAAACGTTTAAAATTATATTATAAATATGGATACAAATCAATTAGCAGATGAATTTAATAATACATCAATTAATTTACTAGATCTTCTTTATTCTTTTAATAATGATGATAGTATTATATTTTATAAAACTACTGTAAATAATTTAATTAAAATTGAAAATAAAAAAATGATTGAACTATTTATTATTCATTGTTTAGAATATAAAGATAAATTCGAAAAAAAAGATAAAGAATTTTTTATTAATTTAGATTTAAAAAATCAAATGACAAGTAAATCATTATTAGAAGTAATAAATATAAAAAAACAAATATCTAGTTTAGATGATATTAAAATAAATATTATATTTGAACATTTAGATTTATTATGTTATTTTTCTAATGAATACCTTAATACTAAATTATAACTCTTCCAAATAATATTAACACTATTACTGATATTAATTTTCTAATTATTGTTGAATTTTCTATATCTACCCCAAATATATTAAACTTACACCAATTTAATTTAAGTATTTCAATAAATATTATCCAATCTATTGATTTACTATTCTCTATATCTATAAAAAAATTCTTCACTTCTAACTCATTTTTATTTAAATTATCTAAATCATCTTGATCAGTTTGAATATGATACACATTCTTATTCCTTAAAATATAATTCTTAATATAAGAATTACTCGTACATAACGAATTTAATAATTTTAAATTACTATCTAACTTACCTAAATAATAATTATAAATTAAACAAAATATTATAAAAAATACTAAATGACAATAACACATAAAATCAAAATCTTTAAACTTCTCTATAAAAATATATAAAGTTGGAATTGTATAAAATAAAAATAAATTTGATATTATATCATTGAAACTATTTATTATCTTATTATGATACTGTCTTAATATTAATAACTCATTCGATAATTTGTATAACTCACTATTTAAATTACTCTTTATATCTTTTAAAAAATCATCAAATATACTTATAAAATTATGAATTATTCCAAAAAATAATGTAAATACACTCAATTTTAAATAAACTGTATAAAATATAAAAAAATATAAACAATAATACTCAAAATCTGTATTCACTAAACTATTTATTAAATAAAAATTATACTTCATAAAAAATTCACTTACTATTATACCTACACTTATAAATACTGTTATTATTAAAAGTAACACTAATAATAATTTAATTTTTACTTTTATCTCTTTCTTTAATATCAAATCATAATTCTTTCCAATTGTTTTTAAAAATTCTATTTTGTTTGCATCATATAATAAAAATACATCATAAATTAAATACGATAATAACATTAACTTCTTATTTGTATAATTCACATACACATCATAACAAAATATAAAAAATATTAAATAACATATTACTCTATTCACTAAATTTATCATAAATAATAAATAGTCAAACTTACTATACTCATAATTCTTATATATTATATTATTTACTAATAATAAATATTTCATACTCTCTTTATTCAATATTTTCTTATATATTTTGCGATTATTTCTACTCTTTTTTATAAAAATATATATATAAATGGATAAAACTATAGAAATTAAAAATAAATTTATTGAACTTATTGATATTATTAATAGTATCTCTGATAATGATGATATTACACAATTTAAAGATACACTCAAAGATAACCAAATTAATGATATTGTTACATCTTTTTGTACTAAAATTGAAAAAAATTCTGATCTATTTAAACTTCTAACAAAAAAAAGTCCTAAACTATTTAGCAATAAAAATAATATTATCCTTATTGAAAACTTTAATCTAAAAACTTTCCTTGAAAAAAATAGAAACGATGATATCTGGGAATGTATACAACTACTATATGCAATTCATAGAGCTGGTGATAATACATATAAAAATAATGTTGATAAAATTATCTCAGTTATTGAAAAAAATAACCTCTCACCATCATTTAATACAGATAATATGATACTTGATATCGCTAAAACTTTACGTAATAATATTGTTAACTCTTCTAAAGGTAATAATAAAGTTAATCCTATCGAAAATATGCTCAAAACATCCGAAGATATATCTAAAAAATACTCAAATAAACTTAAATCTAATAATATTAATATTAATGATATGTTTAATTCACTCTCAAGAGTTATGAGCCAAATTGATGAAGAAACTACTAACGATCAAGAATTAAAAAATGTAAATATGGATGAACTTAACGATCCTAAGAAAATGATCTCTGATTTAGGTATTGATTTACCTAAGGATTTTAATCCACTTGATATTATTAACCAATTTATGGATAATAATAAAAATAATAAAAAATTAACTCCTGAACAAATTAAAGAAATGGAAAATTTTTACTCTAATATTAAAACCGATGATCTTAAACTTTAATAAAATTATCCTTATATTTTTTTACCGCTTTTAAAAAAGTATTAAAAAAATCCTTCTCAAATAATTCTTTACTTTCAATTATCTCATCTAAACTAAACCATTTTACATCTGATTCTGTTGTCTTATTTATATTACTTCTTACCTTATTTACTGTTTCTAATACTGAATCACTAATATCATTCTCAAAAAAATATAATTTATATTTATATTTATCATTCTCAAAAAAATAATTCTTCTCATCATCCTTAAACTCTAGTAAATTAAATGTATGATCATTAAATATTTCCTTTACCTTATCTAAATTATCTTCTTCAAAATTACCACCTAAATCTGAATACAAACTATTATTTAAATTTAAGGTTTTTAAATTCTTCTTTCCTAATAAAAACTTAAATTCATTATTCTCTCTTTTAAAATAGATTAAACCAATATTCATATACTTTTATTCTAAATTATTTTTAAAAAAAAAACTTATATATTTATATGAATAAATCTAAATATAATTTCCTTAACTCACTTCTACTTTATAGTATTATTATTACTATATCATTTATTACTTTTAAATCAAAATTGATTTGGTACATTATCCCACTCTCATTTTTTATTTCATCTATTTTACTAAGAAGTAAGTTTACACAAAATGATGAATGTTTAAATAATAATATAAATGATCCTTACCTTAACCTTTCTAACTCACCATACACTAATATTTGCAAAATTAACCCTAAAAAATTTTTTAATTTTAATTTATATACTAACCATAATGATATTTTCCTTAACAAAAATTTAGAAAGACAATTTTATACTATGCCTAATATTTTTAACCCCTCAAATAATAAAGATATCTCTAATTGGCTTTACAATACAGTCGATAATTGCAAAAATAACTCAAATTATTGTACCCCATACAAAGATACACGCTTTCATTAAAATTTCCAAGAATTACCACAAACCTGACAATCCACAAAAGTTGTCATTGGCTCATCCGCACTCCTCGTTTGTAATTGATAAAATGTACACTTCCTCTTACCACACTTCTTACATAAATAAATATCCGTTGTTGCCATATTCTTTTTCTTATACTCTATCCACTCCCTCTTGTCTATTATCGCCTTCCATAAACTCGGATTTAACTTGTGTGGAGCTAAAAAACCTACATTATCTATATTGTTCTCTAATATATTACTTTTTAAATATTTATTACTTTCATCTTTCAAATTAAAAATAATATCATCTACTTTATGACCATAAATTTCAATTAATGAATCTTCATCTAAAAAATTATTCGATTCTGCATAGGATACAGAAAAATTATATATACTATCCTCTATCTGTTTTGATTTATCCTCCTCATTAATACTTTTATTAATCTCTTTTACAGCATTTAATCTTAATTTATCCATATTTATATAAATAATCTTATTTATTTAAATAATTAAATTATCAATTTTATCTATATAAAAAAAACATTATTTCACAATCTTAATACTCGATAATTTACTCTCTAAACATTCATTGTCAGAATCACTGTTCTCTGATAAATTTTTTAAATCAATTTCTTCATCTGAATCCTTATCAATTACCTCTTTTTTCTTTGTAACTTTCTTCTTTGATCTCTTCTTTTTAACATCTTCCTCTTTTTTCTCATTTAAAAAACATTCTTTCCAACTTTCAATTAAATAATCATCACATTCATTCTCTAATTTATAAAATTCATCTTTACTAATTTCATCAGTAACTTTATAAATGTCATCTAAATTTAATTTATCTCTTTTCTTTTTTTTAATTTTGTAATTATCTTTATCAAAATACTTTTTATTTAATTCCTCTAATTTATTTTCATAATCTTCTTTATGCATACATAAATCTACAGCACTTGATAAAAATAAAATTCTATTCTTATTTCTTTTATCGAAAAAATTATTTATTTTATACTCTAATACTTTTTTAATATTATCATGATTATCTAAACTCATTAAATACTCCCAAATCATATAAATATTATCTTTCCTATTTCTAAAAATTCTTTTCTTACCTGAATTATTATTCTCTGATATTTTATACATATACATTAAACAATCATTATCCTTACTCTCAAATAATTCTTTGAATTTTTTAAAAGAATCCTCATCAGTTAAATCTTCTGAAAAATCATCTGATTTTAAATAAAATGCTTTTCCATAATTATTTCTCTTTGAAAGTTTACTATCAAATAAAATATCTGTTACAATTTTTAAAAACTTAAAATCCTTCTTTTCACTAAATTCTTTTAAATAATCTCTAATCATAATATACCTATCTACCTCTATAAACGAAACTTCCTCCTCATTTAATAAAATTAACTTATTTACTATACTACTCAAAATACCATTTGATATTTTTTTCTCATCATCACTTTCACTAAAATTATTAAATAAAAATAACTCCTCTAAACATAATATAAAATTCTTCTTATCACTTTTTCTTAAAAAAATTTCTAATCCCTGCTTTAACTTAATAACATCATATCCACTATATCCAATACTATTTATTAAAGTTGTAAACTTTGTTTGATTTTCTATATTACTAACCATTTTATATAAAAAATTCTTAAATTAACAATATTTTTAAAAATCAATTTTTTTTTACATCAAATAACGCTTCAAAATACCATTTTTTAACTGGTTTTATATAACCATTTAAATCTACGAAATTTAAATCTAATAATTTTTCTAAATCTGGATTTTCTATATCATCATCAAGAAATTGATTAAAATCATTCCTCCATTTCGAATCAACCTTCACATTTATATAATTTAAATCTACAGGCTTATTATTTAAATAATACTTTGATAAAATATCCCTAGGATTAAAAAATTTATCGTTTACATCAAAATAACCTAATATACCATCTATCTCTTTCTGCTTTCTTATACTCGGATTATTATACATTAATGATGTCCTATCTAAACTTAATACATATTTTATAAATTTTATTTTCTCTGAATCATTTAATATCGTACTATAACCCCTCATCCTATATTTATTTATTATCTCTATCGGATCAACAGTTCCAGCAAAATATTTATAATCTAAATTTATTAATGTATTCGCTGCACTTATACACGATGGTAATAAATATACATCATCACCATCATAATAACCCCTCACACATGGCAAATGAAATTTACTTATTACTGAAAAAAATGATACAGGATATTTCGTTTTGAAAATTTCAAAATTATGATTCAATTTGACCCCAAAAATTTTAAATTTAATACTCTCATTAAACAAGAACATCTCATTACTAAAATTAAATTTTTCATTATACTCTGAACCTGATTTTATAAATACTATTCTTAAATTCTCTAGTAACTCTATCTTAAATAATATATTATATCTATCATCTAACCATTTTTTATTATTAAAATATTTCTCATTATCTTTTATCTTCTCACTTAAATACCTTTTGTAAAATAATCTCTTTACACTTAAATTATCCAAATTCTCTAATATATAATCATAACTTAAATCACTACTCACAATATTATTATTTATAAAAATATCATTCACTACTATAACAGTGTTCTTATATGCATTTATATGTAAACTGTCATTAAATAATTTATTATAATTACTTTCCATACTATTAAAAAACTTATACACCCTCTCTATAAACTCATTATTACTTTCTAAATTACATATAACATCTATATCAGAATTACAGTAATACTCATCATAATAACGAGCAAAAGTTTCGAATTTAGTTTGTAAAGGATTAAATAATGTAATACATGCAGGTATTATACTACCAGTTAAACCTAAATTTGACATATCTACACCCTCTAAAATATTTATATTCTCATTACCTGATATAAATATATTACTTCTTCTCTTAAACTCTAATAAATTACATACTCCTAACCTCATATTTTCTATATTCACTCCCATTATGTTACTCTTTAAATTAACTATATCCTCTGAAACTAAAAAAGAAAAATAAGGATTTGACCTTAATTCATTTATTTTAAATACAAATTTTGGTAAATTATGAGCTTCATTAATTTTAAATACAAATCTATCCTCTTCGTTAATATAAGTTTTCTTTATACATTCCTCTGAATACATACATAACCATCCATAACACATAGCATATTTTATTGCTGAATTGTATTTTTCGATTATATAATCAAACTTATTTAATAATTTTATATTTTTTAAAATTAAATGACAATACTTTTTTGATATTAATAAACTCACTATTAAATTATAAATCTCATAATCATTATTTAAATCATCTATAACATTATTCAACATTTCTGTTGTTAAATCCAAATTATTATCTAAATAATATAAATTATATCCATTCTTTTTTAATATTAATGATATATCTACATGCACATCATTCCTATATATATAATTTAAATAATTATCTCCCTCCTTCGGAATATCATTTAAATTATTTAATAATTTTCTTAACTTAATATCTCTTATCTTATCACTTAATGTTAAATTAAACTCCCTCTCTATAAATTTTCCTGTTAAATTTAATTTATTCATTTTGACCCAATAATCAGTTGTATCCATATTCATTAACAATTTACTTAAATAATACTTATTACTTTCATTATTATTATTATAAAAATTATTTATACTTTTTATATTTAAATAATCATCTATTCTAATATCATTTATGTATTGTTTCATATATTTTTTATAATTTGTTTCTGATAAATTTATTAATGGTAATAATAAATTTATCTCATCATAATTATTACTATTTATCTTATTTAAATAATAATCATCTATTAAAACAACTTGAGATTTATGCACATCATTTTTTAATAACTTTAAATTACTTCTAAATATTAACATATTATTTTTTATATACTCTAAATCTTCCAAACATAAATTGTCTTTATAAATTCTATCATCTATTTCATGATTATCCTTCAAACATAAAATATATATTTTACTAAAATTATTATAAATCTCATTTAAACTAATCTCATTAATAGATTTATAATTTCCATTTATTAAAATCTTGTTGTCATTATTAAAAAAAGGATTATTAAATATACATTCCATTTTATATATTATATTAATTTAGTTTATCTATATATAAATTCAATTTTTATTCAATATATTTATAGAGATCATTGTCATTTTCTATATAACCTAAAATTTCTAATCTCTTTAACCTATCTAATATTTCTTTTTCCGATGGAATAAAAAATTTACTAATTTTATTCCTTAATAATAATAACAATTTTCCATATTTTAAATTTTTCTCTACCTTTAAAAGCTTGCATATATTCGAATCTAATAATATATTTCTGTCATATTCAATATTCTCTATTACCCTCTTCTCACTTTTTACTATATTACTTAAATCAAACATCAACTCCTGATTCTCTAAATCACTGTTTATTACATAAATTTTATCCTCTGAAATATTTAACAAATTTAATAAAATATCATCAATTTTATAAACACTATTTACTAATTCTAAATTGTTCACTTCTATATACTTATAAAATATGTCACATAAATCTTCTAAATTATTAAATTCTATATCCTTACAATTTATTATTTTTAAATTATTAAAATCATTGTTATCATAATATTTATTAATATAATTATTTAATATATCTTTACTAATTATTAATAACTCATTTATTAAATTCTTACTTTTAAAAATATTAATTATTTTTAATAAATAATCTTCATCATAATTTAAACACTCTTTTAAATTATTTAATGTATTTTGTGACTCTTCTATACTTACTTCACCTATTTTGTAAAACAAATTATAATAAGATAAGGGCATTATTATTTTATTTTTAAATAAACTTAAACTTATAGTACTTTCTTCATAAGATATATCTAATTTTCTTTTTTTGGAATATTTACTATCATAAAATTTATCTAATATACATCTATAAACGTCAATATTTTCTATATAATCGATTTTATTATACAAATTATTATTATTATTCCATAAATTATTTGAACCTATTAATATATTACATTTATTTAAATCAAACTTTACATCTTTAAAATTATGATTAGTCTCTACATTTAACTTTTTTAACTCGTTATTACATAAATTTGACAAATTTATATCATCTAATATATACTTAATATCATGTATTATTTTATCACAATCTTCGAAATTAAAACAATCTAATATTTTATGAAAACATTTGTTCTCTAACTCGTAATCTCTTAAAAATAATGATCTATTCTGCAAATTAATTTTATAATACTCCAAAAAATCTAATTTAGGAAAATTATTACTACTATATAATATTAATGTTTCTATATTTGAATAATTATTATCTAATATCCAATAATACACCGACGCACACATGTAATCTAATAATAAATTAAAATCTAAATCATTTAATATTAATATATTATTTATACTGTCAGTTAATAAAAAATTAAATATTATAATTACATTATTCGCTAAATTAATACTCGATATACTATTATTATTTAAATTTTCTATAATCTTCTTTAAAATACTTTTATTTAAACTTGATCTTGAATTTAAATCAAACTTCTCATAAAATTTTTTAAATAAATTAATCTTTTTTAATAAATTTGATAAAATATCTATCTCTATACTATTAATAAATTTTATAAATCTTTTACTAATATTATTAGATAAATTTACGTAAATAATATTTATTACATCTTCCATACCACCAATTTTTCTTATTTCTAAAATTATTTGATCAATCTTTTTTACATCATTTAAAAAATTATCTTCTTTGAATTCATTTATTAATAATAGTACTCTATCTTCATCATATTGTAATGTTTTTAAGAAACTATAAATTAAATTATTAATCTTTTCTGTTTTAATAAATTTTAAAATATTCTCTTTAAAATCATCATTATATTTACTTATAAATAAATCATTTAATTTTTTAAATAATACCAAAAAAACTTGATCTTTATCTTTTTTATAAAAATTATATTTTAGTTTTACAATTTTATCATATTCTTTCACGTAATTATTTATATTTCCGTTATCTATACAATATTCAAATAAATAATTCTTATTTAAATAAGATTTTTCATATATTGACCATGATGATAAATAATTATTAACATATCTAGGAAATTTTATTACATCCATTATATAAATTAATTATTTTCTCTTCAATTATTTATATTTTCAATTTATTACTTAAAAAAAAATTGATTTTTTTTTAATTAAAGATATAATTATTATAATATAAAATATGAGTCAAGAATTTACTAATTATTTAGAAAATTTAATTAATAAAAATAAATTTGTTAATGGTGAAATTACATTTGGTAAATTAAATAATAGCTTTTTTAATTATAATATTAATAAAAAAAGTTATTATACTTTTAAAAATTTTATTAATAAAAAATACAAACAAACCACATTTAAAGAAAAAGTATACCAATATTATGACTATTTATTAGTTAGTAAAGATGATAAATCACATGTTTGTTTTAGAATAAATTATACTGATTTTAAATATGATATTAATAATAATTTATCACTATGTTATAAAACAAATAATAACTATATATTAGATAATATTAATTTCCCTTCTATTGAAAAATATCATTCAGAAATTAATAAAGAATATGAAAAATACTCAATTAAATATAAAAATTCTATTATTAATATTGAATTTATCGAAATAAATAATAATATATTATCTATTAAATTTATTTTTAACTTAAATCAAAAAAACTTAGAAAATTTTAAAATTAACTTATCCTTTTTACTTAAAAAACTATTCCATAATTTTAATTAATATAAAATATA